AAAATTCCAGATAAAAAACACGTCAAAAAACACTTAGTTGTATTATGCAACTATGACTATTTAAATCATGTGATGTAATTGTAACTATTTTGTGATTTACATTGTATAAAATACCCTTTAAATCTGTAAAAATAGCCTAAATTTAGGCTAATTTACAAGTTAACACCACCACCACCAGAAAAACAAATTATTTAATTTATTTAAACATTGTTTATCTTTTATCTTGTTTTATATTTGTTAATATGTTTATTTTTTGTTATTGATTTAATTAACAATAATTTAACAGAGGATAAAATGAGATACAATCAACTACTTTCAATCAATGCAGACACAAAAACAAGTAAGGGTAAAAAATACGGATATCTAACGGGGATCTTATATTTAGCCCCTCATAAAATATCTGGTCGTAATTTTTGTCCCAATGCTTCAAAAGGATGTGCGGAAGCATGTTTATATAGTGCGGGGCGGGGAAAATTTACCAATGTACAACAAGCACGGATTAACAAATCACGTTATTTTATAGAGCATAAACAGGAATTTATGGCTAATTTAATCAATTCAATTGAAAAGTTAATAAGAAAAGCGGATCGAGAAAATTTAATCCCTGTAGTACGTTTAAATGGTACATCCGATATAGCATGGGAAAATATCAAGATTAATAATTATGGCTATAATCAAAGCATATTTGAACTATTTCCAGCCGTTCAATTTTATGACTATACAAAGAGTTATAAAAGGATGATAAATACAGATATTAAAAACTATCATTTAACTTTCAGCCGTTCCGAATCTAATGATTATGAGATAAGGATTTTAAATCATTATGAGCCTAATGTTAATATTGCAATTGTATTTGATAAATTGCCGTCTACTTATTTAGGACGTAAAGTAATAAACGGGGATTTATCCGACCTACGTTTTAAGGATGATAAAAATGTTATTGTGGGATTAATTGCTAAGGGTGACGCTAAAAAAGATTTTAGTAACTTTGTAGTAAGGGGCGTTTAATATGGATCTATTTATTCATAATATATTTGTTTTAATTTGTGCTATTGTGGCTGTAATACCATTAACAATAGAGTTAATACTTAATAATAAAAAAGGCGGTACAGATTAACCTATAATAAAACATACATAACAGAACACCATAAAAGAAGAGTCTATTTATTTAGGCTCTTTTTTTATATCCAATACAATACCACCACAATAAAACAATCTAATTAAATAAGACTATTTTAAAACGTTTTAAACGTATTGTATTATCCAATGTAACTAATGTTATTTAATGTTATTTAGAAATATATATAAAAAGTTTAAATATAGGGCTAATGCGCCCCTTATAATCTTCAAAACATCTACTAAATTAGATATATTCTGTAAGGCTCACAGATAGCCCTTAAAAGGCGTAAAAATCATCAGGGTATACCATAACACCAGAGAACAAAAGATAACGCCTAATTTAGCCATTTAAAGCGTTCGTTTATTTAATCAATTCAAATATATATAAATTTCATGTGACGTACTGGAGCAATTTTTGTGATGTGGTCAACCAGTTTACCCCTAAATTTTACCCTAATTATTAGGCAATTTTTATGCACGTTTTGAACGATATTTCAGACCCCCCATTAGGGGGATAAAGGCGTTTTGGTGTCGTGGGCTACTGTTCCTCAAAAAATGTAAAACTTAACTACCAAGAAAAAAATCAAAAGAACTACGAAGTTATCTACCATAGTAGTTAAATTACAGATATGGTAGTTAGGAGTTATTATGACTAAATTAATAGAGAACCCACGTAAGGCACATGCTGCTGAGATATATGCATTGAATCCTGATATTACTGCACAAGAAGTAGCAGACCAATTACAGATGAATGTACGTACTGTGGTGAGTTGGAAGAAAGACCCTAATTTTATAGATGCTATATATGAGAGGTATATGGTTGAGTTTGGTGGGGAACTTCCTGCTGTGCTTAATGCTATGGTAAGAGAAGCTAAGTCTGGTAATGTACAGGCAGGTAGATTGGTATTAGAGCATAGTGGTAAATTAGTTAAGAATGTTAATGTAACTGTAGATTCGCCTTTTGAAAAATTTATGAAGAAGATAGAGGTTGCTGATGTTGTTGATGGTGAGATTGAAGATGTGGTAGTTAATGAAATCATAAATGAGATTCCAGAAGAAATGGTAGATATAACTACCTTACCTGAACGTAATACTGAAAGTCAGAAGATGCGTGTTACTAATGAAAAGCGTAAGGTTAAGAAGGCTGTTAAATCAGAAAAGGAAAAGGTTAAATACTTAAATCAGCGTAAGAAGTGGTATAAATGGAAGAAACGTGCTGAAGCTGTGGGAGTAGAACCATTATCTGCTAAACGCCCTACTAAAGGGCAACGTGTAGCATGGCAAGAAGAAATAGTTAGGAGAGAGAATGAAGAGAAAGACTCGTAAGGAATTAGAAGTAGAAATACAGGAGCTTAGAGTACAGTTAGCTTCTTATAATACTTTGTTTAGTATGTATGTAGGGTATAAAGGTGATTCGGCTGAATTTCAAGCGTATCTAAAGGATAAAATAGGCAAGGCTAATGGTTAAGTGTTATAATTGTGGTACAGAAATGATTTGGGGCAATGATTTTGACTTTGAGGACTTCGATTATGAAGGTGAAGGTGTAGTTTCCTGTTTTACTTGCCCTAAATGTGATACCTACGCTGAATTTGTAGTGCCTATGAAATCCCCATAAGCTGTATATCTTCTTCATCTAAGTATTCACACATACTTCTGTAAACTTCTTCTGTTATCTGTATATCGCCATCCATGCCTTCAAAGGATGTTTCTACTATAGGCTCTACATTTAATTGTATATTGTCTAATTGGGATTGCATTGAGGAGAGTTTGTGAGTTAATTCTACCTGTTGAGTGAATATCAAGGTTAATACATCTCTAATTGCCTGTATTTCCCTAAAAAGCTTAAATATCTTCATGCTACCTCCTATAAAGCTTCATCTATTGCTTTTAAAAGCTCTTCTGTTAGCTTGTCTTGTTCTTCTTTGTCTATCTTAATAAATTCTCTTTGAGTATTCTTCCCAAACCCATCATTGTGCATTTTACCATAGTCAAGCATATGCAGACCTTTTGAGTTGCCTTTTATGCTTTTATATAAATCTCTTGTTTTGTAAAGTGGTTTTCTGCCATATTTAGCAAATTCGCCTTTACTCCTTGATTTCTTTGTAAGAGGTGGCAATACTTTACCTTTTTTAAGCATTTCTCTTGCAGTTTTAGCAGCAGCTTTGTAAACACCAGTATCCATCTTCTTTTTTAACTTTTTATACTTTTTTAGAAGATTAGGAAAACTGAAGTTAGTTTCTATTACTACCTTCATTCTTTTTCACCACTCATAGCTTGTAGATGTGGGTCTTCCATAGCTTTTCTGTTAGATGCTATTATGGATTCGGCTTCTTCTCGTGTTAAATCGCCATTATACTTCATTAATAACCCTTCTTCATCAACCATATGATGTCTAAGCATATGCTCATCCATTAATATCTGGTCTTGAACTGTTTTTGGGTATTCTGGCTCATTAAAATCAATTTTTAACTCTTCTGGAAGAGAAATATTGTTGTATTGTGCAATCTTTTTCTCAATATCATATAAATCATGCTCATACATACGATATAAGTCTAAATCATCCTGATAATCTTCAAATCTTTCTAAATCTTTGATTTTAAGTGCAATCCCTGATGGAGTTTCTCCACCATCTTGAGCAAATTGCACATATAGATGATTATTCTGGGCAACTAAGTCTAATTGAAACTTAACTGACTCAATTACTGCCTGAATATCCCCTTCAGGAGCAGCAATACCAAAAGTAGAGCCTTCAGGCAAGTCAAGTATTGTATCGCTCCCTGCTCTTTCTAACTTTTTATCTCCATACATCCCTGTAATGAATGGCTGACCAAACATCTGGAATCGTAAACCTAATTGAAGCTCTGTCATTGTAATATTTACCTGCTCATTACAGCTAACAATGTCATTTGCACCCTCTACAAAGAAAGAATCAACCTGCTCTTCTCTGTGAGAGAATAAAAATGGAATAACTCCATATCCATGCTCATATTCTTGCATTATATTCCCATCTTCATCGTAATGAATGTATCTTTTATCATCCCAATACGCATATTGAAGTTTTTCTGCACTTGAAATATCATCTACATTCATTAAAATAGGATATGTAATCGCTACAGGGGTGAAGGGGTTCTCGTGAAGATGCACATCGAAGTAATACACAGGTCTGTAATCAAAACACGGGTTTGGGAGGTCATCACGATAAATAACCTGCGTAGCAACTGACCCTACAAGACGAGTCATTCTCTCTATATGCTTCATTCGTGTATCTTTTTTGCGAGTCAAGGAGGAGTACGAATCACTCACATTACGAGAAGCCCCTACAGTATAAATTCTTGACATTTTGTTGATAAACCTTCGAGTAAAGTTTGCATTATACAAGGGAATTTCTCTAAAAGCATCAGCAGAAAAGTAATCATCAATATATTTTTCTGTTTCTGTACCTGTATAGTAATCAAGCAACTTGCGAATCTCATTTCGCCTTTCTCTTGCTATGTTTAGCTTATAATCCTTAATTGAATCTTGTATGATGTCTATTGGATTCATCATCGTGAAATTACTCCTAATTCTCGTTGTCTAATTGGAAATCTATTTAAAAAGAAATACCTAAAAGCATCCATCGAATGGTCATGCCTTCCATCTTTTACAGGGTCAGGTTTTAAATCTTTACCTTCTCCTGATTCAGGGTATCTGTAGTTTTCTAAGTCTTCTGCAAGACCCATACACTTTTTATCTAAATGTATAAACCTTTGCCCTTGTGCATTTTCCATAAAGCCTCTAACATGAGTTATGCCTGACGCTATGTTTCGTGAAACTTTATCTCTTATGCTTTTTACGTGTATACCATTACGCCTAAAAATCTCAATATCGCCTAATCCTGATTGCCCTTGTGCTTGCATACCTGCAGGGTCGCCATAATACTCTCTAACAACATACCTTTTTGCTTTTATCATTTCAGCAAATTCATCAGTTTTGATGTTTTGTTTATGTACAATTTCATCTATTACATTTATATGCCATAAACCACCTACCATATGGATTTGAAACCATAAAGCTGCAGGCATCCTGTATCCAAAATCTATTGAGCAAAAAGTTGGATGATTCGGGTTATAGGGAAATTCACCCATGTCAAGATTCCTATCAAAAGGATAAACTCTACCTTCAAACGAAGTAAACATCGCACCATATTCCTGCTCATACAACTCCTTAGACATATTTCTTTTACGCTCAATTAAAAAAGAATCTTGCTTTCCATCAGGAAAAACTACATTGTTATCCCATGTTGGAGCTTGATGGGATTCCCATAAATCATCTGCTTTCCCAAGTAGGAACAAGTCGTAAATCCAATTAAAGCCTTCAGGCGTTGTTATAAATATACCTTTACCCCTTCTATCTGATAAGGTTGGAGAAAGATACATATCCCATATCTTTCTTTTCATTTTAGCAACCTCATCCATTATGAGTAAGTCCAACCCTTCACCAACAAGAGAATCAGGGTTATCAGCAGACTTTGCTTCTACAGTAGTTCCCCACTTAAACTTTATAAATCTTTCTTTTTCAGAGGCTCTTTCAATATCATTAGCTTTACCAACGACCATCATCTTCCAAACTTCTCTAAACATTAGGTCAGCTTTATCGTAGGATAGCCCAACCAACCATATCTTTTTATTGGGTTGAGAAGCATAGTAAGTAGCTTCCATTGCAGATGCAGTTGTTTTGCCAAATCGCCTGCCACATACCATCACAAAGAATTGTGCTGTTTCCTTGTCAGGAAAATGGAGTTTCCTTTGACCTGAATGAGGTTTATACCCCATATAGTCAAACCATCGTTCTTTATATTGTGTTTGATTATCCATTAATACTTGCATCTTACAAGTAAGTTAATTTAAGTTATCGCATCCGTATTATGCAACATATTGTATGATACAATTTTTCAATAACAATATATAGGAGGACAGAATGTCCGAAGATAAGACTGTAGCTACCGAAACAGTAAGTGAGGAAACTACACAAGAAGTAACTACGGATTCGACTGACGTAGGTGCATTAATTGCAGAAAGCAAGAAGTATAGAAAAAGGTCGCAGGATGCTGAGGCACGCTTAGCAACACTTGAATCTCAATTAGCAAAAGCTGAAGAAGCAAAACTAAAAGAGAAAGAGGATTTCAAAACATTGTACGAAAAAACAGCAAATGAAATGGAAACGTATAAATCTCAAGCTGATAAATGGACAAGTTATGAAACAACAAAGCGTGAAGACCTTTTAAGTAGCGTTCCTGAAGAAGAAAAAGAAGCTATGTCTAAATTAGACTTAGAAACTCTTGAATTTGTAACTAATAAAATTAAAAACACAAAGCCTAATGCTCCTCAAGTTGTAGGTCAAACAAAACAACCTAAGCTTGAAAAGTCATTTTCTGAGATGTCTAATGCAGAGAAATCAGCAAATTGGCAGAACATTATAAAGGCTTATAAAAAATAAGGATTTAAAAAATGGCAAACATAAGTGATGCTTTAGATATTAATATGCTGCAGGGTGGTGCGAGTGCTGCTGCTGCAGATTCAGTTGGTCAAGAATTTGTACCTGAAGTTTGGGGTCAAGCTATTCTTGATAAATTTAGACAAAAAACAATGATGCTACAACTTGCTAATGATTTATCTTCAGAGGCAGTTGGGGCAGATAAGATACATCTACCACACATTGGAGTTACTCCATTATCTGATGTAGTTCAAGGTACACCTATTGCATCTGATGTGGCTACAGCAGGTTCAATGGTAGCTACAGAAACTGCTTTAAACATTGACCAACATAAAGTAACGTCTTTATGGATTCCTGATGCACTTAAAGCTCAGTCATCATACAACTTGTTTAACATGTACTCTGACCAATTAGCATACGCTATCGGTAGAGGTGTAGATAACTATTTGATGTATAAAGTTGCAAGCAACTTAAGTACAGTATATGGAACTGCTACAGGTGTAACTTTTGCTTCTCATCACGGAACTATAGACTGTGGTACAGCATTAAGTGCTTCTATATTAGGCTCTTTAATGGAAAAATGTACTGCTGAAACAGGCTCTATGGATGGATGGTCATTAGTCTTGGGAACAAAACTATATGGCAGTCTTGCAAATCTTGATTCAGGTGCAGGTTTCGTAAGAGGCTCTGCTTCACCTGCAGGAGCTGCTTTTGCTCAAACAGGAGTTGTTGGAAACATTTTAGGTATGCCTGTTATATTATCTAACAGCCCATACTTAGAAGTTGAAGATGTTGCTGTAGACGCTACTAAAGGTATTACTGCTTGGGAAGGTTTTGATACAAGTGGAACAGGTGGTGATGATTCAACAAATGACGATGCTTTAAGAGGCTTCGCTATACATGAATCTGCACTATACTATGCTGCTGCTCAAGCTCCAAGAGTACAACAATCATATCAGCACACAGAGTTGTCTGATTTAATCACAGTTGATTCTATTTATGGTTGTGCAGTTAGAAACGCTAACACAACAGGTGATAGACGAATCATCGGATTAATAGATAATAAATAATCTTAATTGATTAGCCTTAAAGGGGGTGGGAAACTGCCCCCTTTATTAAGGAATATATGAAAGAATTATTAGAAAACATTAAAAAGCATGAGGGATTCGTTGAACACGTTTATGACGATTCTCTTGGTATCCCTACTATAGGGTATGGCTTTGCAATAAAAGATTTAACTTTAGATGAGGATATTGCAGAAGAAATCCTTATCAGAAAATTAGAAAAATTAAAGCGTAACGCTACTGCTCGTTTCAAGTGGCTTGAGGATATGCCTGTAGAAGTACAAGAGGTAATCCTTAATATGTGCTATCAACTTGGCGTTACAGGAACTTCAAAATTTAGAAAAGCAATATCAGCATTACAGGAAGGCGATTGGGAAGAAGCTGCTAATGAAATGCTTGATAGCTTATGGGCAAGACAAACGCCCAACAGAGCAAAAGAATTATCAGATACAATAAGGAATCAGGTTGAAAAAATCAGCTCTTAAAAGAGCAGTAGTAACTCCTGATAAGCATTTTCCCTATGCAGATATGCCTGCCATTAATGTTGTATGTAAGGCAATAGAATTAGTAAAGCCTGACAT